TTTAAAAGATAATTTAGATGATCCGGAAAACATGGCAGACGGCGGTGTTGCAGGATTACTGGGTGAGAGAACAGGATTTAGAGGTGGTGGTAGATATCAAGGTGGTAGTGGTGCTCCGGGCAGTGCAGAAAGTTCTAGTAAAAGTAAATCATCTACTAACCAAGGCCCTGCAGGTGGTGCATCTGCCGGTGGTAATTATGGCGGTAATGTTAACCCTAATCAAACTTATGGTGGTGGAGGACCTAAGGGAACCACTGGCGGTGGCGGTGGCGGACCACCAGGCACTAATACCGGTGGTGGAGGAACTACTACAACCACTACAGATACACAACCAAACTTTAGAGAAATTGTAAGACAAAAACAAATTTTAGATTACTATAAAAGTTTAGGATTAGTGGACGAAGAAGATTTGGCTTTAGGTGCAGGACCTACAGTATTAGGTACAATTTTAAAAGAAGGTGTTAAGGGTGTTAAACCTAAAATTGGTAAAAAAGGATTAGGGTTAGAATATTTAAAAGAAATGGATCCATATGGTAATTCTTTAAAATTTAATTTAGGTACAGAATACAAAGATTTATTAAAAGGAAAACTTAAACCTAAACTTGAACTTAAAGGAACTAAAGGAGATTTAGAATACGGTTTTGGTGTGGACAAAGATAAAAATATTAATTTTGGAATTAAAATGCCTTTTGGAAAACAACCAAAATCAAAATCAAGAAATTTTCAAAAAAGATTTGCTCCTGATATATCAAAATTTAATTTTGAAGATTTAACTGGAATACCGTCTCAAGCTCCAACTAATATGCAAATGGCAAAAGTGTACGGTGCACCTGAATTAACAGAATTTGGAGCAACACCAGGAATGTTTAAAGATACAGCAAAATTTAATGACATGGAAAAATATCAAGAGATAGCTAATAAACAATTTAAAATGGGAAAAGAACCAAGTGCTATAAGAGACTCTATAAAAATAGGAAGTTCTTTGTATGGTATAGATATGGATAATATACCTAAAGATTTTTTAGAAACAGAAGAAGATTTTAAAAATCAAAAAATACTTGGAGATATAGAATTTGCAAAAGGTGGTATAGCAAGACAAAACTTTGCTATGGGCCGTCGTGCATTTTTAAAAATGTTAGCAGGCACTGGCGCAGGAATTGCGGGACTTAAATCAGGATTAATTGGAACAGGTGGTAAAGAAGTAACTAAAAAAGCTGTAACAGAAACTGTTAAATCTGCAGGGTCAGGATATCCTCCACCATACTTTTTTAAATTAGTAGATAAAATTAAATTCATGGGTGATGACGTAACTAAAAAAGCTGCAACACAAGAAAGACAAGTTGTTAAAAGATATAAAGATTATGAAATGAGTGAAGATTTGGGAACAGGAGAGATTGTAATTAAAAAAAGAAACGAAGGATCTTTTTATGATCAAGACGGTATAATATCAGATGAGTATATAATTTATAAACCAGGTCAAGCAGATGAATTGACTAAAAGTAAACCTCCTCCTGAATATGATGAATACACAGTAAGACCAGATGCTGATGGTAAATTAAGAGATTCTGAAGACGGCCTAGATAGTATAAATGAAATTTTAGAAGAAGTGGGTGATACTACAGCTATGACACTTAAAAAAGCATCAGGCGGTATCGCTAGAATGTTAGGTGAGTAATGACTGACATATTAAATTACATTGACAAGATGCAAGAAATGTATGGAGACAAACCAAGCTCCATGGTTCAGGAACCACGGAACATGTACGCTGGTGGTCAGTTAGTACAACCTAGTAACGACGGATCACGGCCAGGGTATGCTGGTACAAGTGTAGAAAAAAATATTAGATTAAGTCCATCAGGTAATTCTTATGAAGTTAATATTCAAAGAGGTCCACAAGTTTTTAATAAATCTTTTAATAAAGATAACTATAAAAATGCAACTGAAGCTTTAAATGCAGCTAAAAAATTTAGAGATCAAAAATTAAAAATACAGTTTAAAACAGGTATTCAAGAACCAAAATATGGTTCTGGATTAAGTCAAAAAGAATACATGAAAATTTATAACGAAGTTAATAGAGACTTAACAGAGTCAGGTAAATTAGCACAAAAAAGAAATTTAAAATTAAAAAATTTTATAGGTAAAAAGAAAAAAATTAAAGCATCTGTTTTAAGAGATTTTATTTTAAATGATATTGGTTATGAAAATTATGATGCTACTAAAATTAAAAAGAAATTTCCTAATCTAGTAATAGAAAAAGATATTAAAACAGGTTCTGAATATAAACCTTTAACCAAAGAAGAAATAATAAAAGTAAAAGACAATTTTGATTTACCTGAAGGAGAAAAGTGGGATTTTAAAAAATACAAAAATGGATTAAATGGTGAAAAATACCCTAACCTTGTTAACCAAATAAGAAGCAGAGTAGCTGATCCTAAAAAATATAAAATTGCAGCAAATTTTTCTGTTCCTAAAGGTTGGATGATGTCTTCAATGAACAGGGTGTATGAAAACGAAATAAAAAACAAAGTAAAATTTAAAGATTTAACCTATCAACCAAAATTTAATAATAGAGGTATGATAGTAGGTTTTACTGACAACACTGCAACAGGAAAAGGTAGAACTTTTTATGGTTTAAAAAAGAATATGCGTAAAGATGGTACAGAGTGGAGAGCGCACGGAGATTTTAGTAAAATTGATAAATTTTTAAACATAGCAAATGGGGCAAAAGAAGAACCCAGTAAACTTCTTACTAAAATATTAAATGATAAAGGTATTACTAAATTAATGGGAGAAACATCTACTCTTACATTAAACGATATTTTAAGTCATGAAAGATTTTACAATAAACTTAGTGAAACAAAACCATCAGAGTTAATTAAAAGACAAATTGTTTTACACCATGAAGGTGGAGTAGGTGCGGGTACAGACGTTGCACGTGCAGCAGCTACAAAAGATATACAATTACTAACTGCAGCAAATAACTCAAGAGTTAATGCTCTTGAACAAATTGTAAGAGGCACAAAGAAAAATCCAGCAAGAAAATTAAACGCTGATGAAATTTTAGAATTAAAAAATATGGGAGCTAGAATTACAGACTTTGACGGTAAAGTTGTTGGTGGTGGTTACATGGATCCTACAAAACAATTTGCAGCAATTGAAAAGAAAGCTTTAGACTATGCTAAAGGTGATCAGTTCAATGTTAAAACAGTTACTAGTTATTTAGAAAGATTAGGTTGTGGTAAGGCAGCAGGTGGTAGAATTTTAATGAGTAATGGTGGTGCAACATTAACTAAGTGTGCAATAAAAGGACAACAAAAATTAAACTTAGGTTTAACAAATGGCTTTGACAAAACTGAAGGAGAGTTAGCAAAAAAAATATTACAAGCAGGTAGAGGACTTGGAAGTATGTTTGCATTAAGAAATATATTAGGTCCAGCAGCAGTTGGTTTTACTGTAGCTGCAGAAGCAGGATTAGTTGGTTATGATATGTTAGCAACGGGTAAATCATTTAAAGAAGCAGTAGGTGCTAGTTTATTTAATTATGCATTAGGAGATAAATTTAAAATAGATAATAAAAAATTAAGATACCAGGGTTATAAAGATGCTGGAGTAAGTGAAAATCAAATAGGTAAAATATCTGCTTATGAAAATGCAATCGATGAAATGAATAATACGTTTGCAGAATTTGATGAAGAAAACAGACTTTATAATATTGCTGCAAACCAAAAAGGTGGAGCTAGAATAGATTCAAGAAGATATGAAAAAATGAAACAACAACAAGCAGAAAATTATTACAATCAAGCAGATAAAAATAAAGCATTAATTCAAGATTTAGCAAGAACACAAACAGAAAGCAGATTAGATAAAGCTCTTGACCCCATGGTGCCAGCTCTAATGTCTGACGCTGATGCAAAAAGAAAAGCAATGCAAATGACAAAACCATACGCTGTTAAGTTTGGAAATGTTATGGATAAAATATTTCCTTCAGGGTTTTTTAGTAGTACACTTTACGGAGAAGATAGAGATAGAGCTGTAAACTACATGCCAGCTGTACAAGAATATTACAGAGGCAATTACTTTGCAGGCGGCGGTATAGCAGGATTATCCGGCGGTGATAAATCAGGACCACCACCAGAATCAGGACCAGCTTCACAAGGGTTGCGTTCATTATATAAAAATGGTAGAAAACTATAACGGAGAATAAATGGCAGATATAGATAAAGCGCTCCCTAACACTCGTACTGAATTAAAAGTTCCTGGGCCGGAACAAGACGTCGAGATTCAAGAGCAACAACCCGAAAAAGGACCAATAGAAATAATACCTGATGAAGAAGGTGGTGCAACTATTGATTTTGATCCAAGTGCTGTAAATCAACCAAGTACTGAATCACATTTTGATAACCTTGCAGATATTTTACCAGAAGAAACTTTAGATCCAATCGGATCATCACTTAGATCAGATTACCAAGACTACAAAGCATCAAGAAAAGATTGGGAACAAGCTTACATGAATGGTTTAGATCTTTTAGGATTTAAATACAATAATCGTAACGAACCTTTTCAAGGAGCAAGTGGTGCAACTCACCCTGTGCTAGCTGAAGCTGTTACACAGTTTCAAGCGTTAGCTTACAAAGAATTATTACCATCAGATGGACCAGTTAGAACACAAATTTTAGGTATATCTAATCCTGCAAAAGAACAGCAGGCACAAAGAGTAAAAGATTTTATGAATTATCAAATTCTAGATCAAATGAAAGAATATGAACCAGAATTTGATCAAATGTTATTTCATCTACCTCTAGCAGGTTCAACTTTTAAAAAAGTTTATTATGATGATTTATTGGGGAGAGCTGTTTCTAAGTTTATCCCTGCAGATGACCTTGTTGTTCCGTATACGGCTACCTCATTAGACGATGCGGACTCAGTCATCCATATTATAAAAGTTTCTGAAAATGATTTACGTAAACAACAAGTAAATGGTTTTTATTCAGATATAGAATTATCAAAACCGTCTGATGTTACAGATGCAGACAAAATAACAGATAAAGAACGTGAATTGGAAGGAATGTCTAAAACGGCTAAAGGAGAAAAACTTTATACGTTATTAGAATGTCACGTTAATTTAGATTTAGAAGGTTTTGAAGATGTTGGTGAAGATGGTGAACCAACAGGAATAAAATTACCTTACGTCGTTACAATCGAGGAAGGTAGTCAAAAAGTTTTGTCAGTTAGACGAAACTTTGCGCCCAATGATCCGCTTAAAAATAAAATCCAATATTTTGTCCACTTTAAATTTCTGCCGGGACTAGGATTTTATGGATTCGGATTGATACATATGATTGGCGGATTGAGTCGTACGGCAACGGCGGCTCTCCGTCAATTATTAGATGCAGGGACTTTATCAAATTTACCAGCAGGTTTTAAACAAAGAGGTGTTAGAGTAAAAGACGATGCAACACCAATCCAACCAGGAGAATTTAAAGATGTAGATACTCCAGGTGGCAATCTAAAAGATGCCTTCGTATTCCTTCCATACAAAGAACCATCAGCAACTTTATTACAGTTGATGGGAATAGTTGTTCAAGCAGGACAAAGATTCGCGTCAATTGCTGACATGCAAGTCGGTGACGGGAACCAACAGGCTGCTGTTGGTACGACTGTAGCTCTATTAGAACGTGGTTCAAGAGTCATGTCAGCTATCCATAAGAGATTGTATGTTGGATTAAAATCAGAATTTAAATTACTGTCAAAAGTATTTGCTACATACCTTCCACCAGAATATCCTTACGATGTTGTAGGTGGACAAAAAAATATTAAGGTTGCAGACTTTGATGACAGAATAGATGTGTTACCAGTTGCAGACCCTAATATATTTTCTATGTCTCAAAGAATATCACTTGCTCAAACTGGTTTACAAATGGCAATGTCAAGTCCACAGATACATAATTTGTATAATGCATACAGAAAAATGTATGAAGCACTTGGTATAAAAGATATTGATAGAATTTTACCACCACCTGCTCCAACTGCACCTAAAGATCCTAGTCTTGAACATATAGATGCGTTAGGTGGAAAACCTTTTCAAGCATTTCCAGGTCAAGACCATAGAGCACACGTTACAGCTCACTTAAATTTTATGTCAACTAACCTAGTTAGAAATAATCCTCCTGTTATGGCTGCAATGCAAAAAAATATTTTAGAACATATTAGTTTAATGGCTACAGAACAGGTACAATTAGAATTTAGAGAACAGATGGTACAGTTACAACAACTTGCGCAACAAGCAGCAGTCAACCCACAAGCTCAAGAACAAATACAACAAATGTCACAAGCTATAGAAGCAAGAAAAGCAGTGTTGATTGCAGAAATGACAGGTGATTTTATGAAGGAAGAAAAAGAAATTACATCACAATTTGATTCTGATCCGTTATTAAAACTAAAATCACGTGAAGTTGACTTAAAAGCAATGGAAAATCAACGTAAACAGGAAGAAACAACTGCTAAACAAGAACTTGAAAGAGCAAAATTACTTCAAGCACAACAATTAAACCAACAAAAGATGGAACAGAACGAAGAATTAGCAGAATTAAGAGCTGATACATCTATCGAGAAGCAAGAAATGGCAAATGATGCTAGATTTGCACTTGAAAACATGAAACCAAACAAGTAAAAGGAGTTATTATGATGAATTACAAAACAGGCGGTAAAAAAGTTGCAATGCCAGAGCAAGAAAAGGTAGTTGACCCTAGATCTGAAAAAAGTTTTAGAGGAAAAAGCTATATTGCTAAAGGTGATAGCAACCCAGTTAAAGGAACTGGTGCTGCAAGAAAACAAAAAGACGTAACCTGGTATTAGTCCATGGCATTTCCAATATTTAGTGCACTTAAACTTGCAGTAAACGCTGGTAGTCACATCTATAAGAAAAAACAAGAGACTAAAATGATGATGGCTAACGCACAAGCCAAGCATGCAGAAAAAATGGCATCTGGTGAGTTAGAATATTCTGGAAAACTTTTAGAAGCTAGACAATCGGACTGGAAAGACGAGTTCGTTTTGGTCGTGCTAACGCTGCCAATTTTGGTGATCGCGTACGGGGTCTTCTCGGACGATCCGGCTGCATCTGCCAAGATAAAAGAATTCTTCGATCAATTCCAGCAGCTGCCGAGCTGGTTCACAAATTTGTGGATCCTTGTCGTGGCGAGCATTTATGGTATAAAGGGAACACAAATTTTTAAAGGCGGTAAAAAATAATGAGAAAATATTTAACAAATAAAGTTATCAGTGCTATCAAGCCAAGTGTACCTAAAACAAAATTAGATAAAGCTAAAAGTAATTTAAATATTGCTATACAAAAAACAAAAGGTTCTAAAGCAAAGTTATCTCAAACTTTGTTTGAGATAAAAAACAAACAACCTCTAACTTTTGGCGGCACTAAGAAAAAAACTATGTCTAACACTGAAAAAGCAAAAATAAGAAATAAAGAATCTAAAAAAATGTTTAAAAAAACAATGGATGACAATAAAAAAATAATAAAAAAAATTTTTAAAGGAGATAAGTAATATGAGAATGAGTTATAAACAAGGTAAAGACGTTAAAAAGAAAAAAGCCAAAGGTGGTGGATCAGATTTTGGAATGTTATCAGTAAAAAAAGGAATTGATAATAACCCTAACCCAACACAAGCAGATAGAATTGCTGGAGCAACTATGGGTGATAGAAAAAAAGCAATGGGAGGCGGCATGATGAGAAAAACTTTTAAAAAAGGTGGAT